GAAAAGAAACTGGCATTCGAACAGTGGAAGGAGCATTGCAAGCGCATCCAGTCCATCACGGACACCACGGCACTTGCCAACGAAACGCCTGAACAGAAGGACAGGCGTAAGGAAAGGCTGCTATCCAACTATGCCGCCTTTTGCGAATATTACTTCCCGCATTTCCTTACCCTGCGCGACAAGACAACAGGTGAAGTTATCCGAACGGTACACAACGCTCCGTTCCACAATCAGGCTGCACGCAAGGTCATGGAAACGTCGAACCTGAAAGCGGTCTTCATGTGGCCGCGCGGTCATGCCAAGTCCACGCACTTCGACATCTTTATGCCGCTCTGGTTGATGCTGCACCCCAAACGGCTCATCAATTTCATGGTTGTGGTAGGCAAGTCGCAGGACAGCGCAAACCGGTTGCTCGGAGATATTCAGGCAGAACTGGAATATAATCAGCGCATCATCGCTGACTTCGGACTGCAAAAGAACCTCGGACTGTGGACGGCAGGTGAGTTCAAGACAGCCTCCGGCGTGAAGTTCCTCGCCGTGGGCCGTGGCCAGTCGCCGCGTGGACTGCGTGAGCGCGAGGCGCGTCCGGACTATATCGTCATTGATGACCTTGACGATGACGAACTCTGCCGTAACGAGAAGCGTGTGCACGATCTCACCGATTGGGTGAAGGAGGCACTCTTCGGTGCGCTCGATGTGGGGCGAGGACGTTTCCTTATGGTGGGCAACCTCATATCAAAGACCTCCGTACTGGCCAATATCGCAGCCACGCGTGGCGTGTTTGTCTCAAAGGTTCAGGCTATAGACAAGAACGGTGAGCCGGTATGGAAAGAGAAATGGACCAAGGAAGACGCACAGGAGTACCGCGACTTCGTGGGCTATCGTGCGTGGGAGAAAGAGATGATGCACAATCCCATCGTGGACGGCACCATCTTCCGGGCCGACTGGATAAGATACAAGCCCATGCCGTCACTCCGCAAGTATGATATGCTCGTATGCTATACCGACCCGTCTTTCAAATCAACCACAGCCAACGACTACAAGGCTTCCCGGCTGTGGGGCAAGCTCGGAAACGAACTCCATCTCATAGACTGTTATGTACGGCAGGACACAGTCGGAGGTATGGTACGATGGCTTTATGACCTCTACGAACGGACGAGGGACAAAGTGGCCATACTCTTCTTTATGGAGGCGAACTTCATGCAGGACGTCATTCTGGACGAGTTCGCCGTGGAGGGTAACCTGCGCGGATACCAGTTACCCATTATGCCCGACAAACGCAAGAAGCCTGAGAAAATACAGCGTATAGAAGCTGTCAGTCCACTGTGGGAACGTGGCTACGTTTACTACAACGAGAAGCTCAAGGACTCGCCCGACATGCAGGTGGGAATAGAGCAGACACTGGCACTCGAGCGTGGCAGCCGTGTGCATGACGATGCACCGGACGCTGACGAGGGTGCAATATGGATCCTGCAGCGCAATGCAAGACAGGAAAGTTTTCAACCGGTGTTCGGAAAAAGACCGACCGCCAAAAATTCATGGTAGTATGATAAAACTGATAAAAGACATCATTTTCGCTTGGAAATACAAGCGTGCAGTCCGTAAGGCAAAGAAACTGTCGGCCTTGTTCGGAATGAAGTATTATGTGCTTAGTATGGGAGGTAATCTCAAGGTCGTTCCCAAGCAGAATATTCGCCACCTCGTGCGCACCCGTCGCTTCCGTAAGGGCGTAAAGGTGTCGGACATAGAGAAGCACGCATTGTATGTAACTGTATAGAAAAGGAGGTGACAGATGTTTATTACAGACGAAGACTACAGGGTGGTCATAGGTGAGGCAGCCCTGAAGACCGTATCACAGACCTCTGCCGAAAACCGTGCCAATGCCGAGAGTGAGGCGCAGGAGGAGATTTCAAGCTATCTCAGACCTGTTTACGACTGCAAGGCAGTGTTCACAGCAGAGGGCGATGAGCGAAACAAGCTCATTGTCATGTACACCTGCGACATAGCCCTCTATCACATGGTATCTGCCATGCCCCAGAAGATGGGCAGTGAAATCCGGAAGGAGCGCTATGAGCGTGCCGTGAAATGGCTGGAAGGCGTGCAGGCGGGGAAGATAGTACCGGATTTGCCCGTCTGCGTTGATGCGGCAGGGGAGCCGTCCGGTATCGGGGTCGTCTTTCACTCACAGAAACCTTTAAGACATAACTGGTAATGGATATAAAGAGATTTTTCAGCGGTCTGACAGGACGCTCTGACACGAACGTCCTTCACACTCCCTATGGCAGTTTCAACCTTGCCAAGGAAGATGACCGCCAGCGTGTGAAGCATGTGGTCATGGCACTGCAACGGACCACCGACGCCCTGACGAGAAAGGATATTGCAGATTGGCGCAGGGCGTGGCAGAGGGCCATCAACGTAGATGAACCCAACCGTCAGAGGTTGTACGACATCTATCGCGACTCTGACGCTGACGGCCACCTTTCTGGCTGTGTCCGCCAGCGTGAAGGCTTCGTCATGGCTAAGTCGTTCAAACTTGTGGACACAGCCGGGAACGAGAGCGACGAGGCACTGCATTACTTCGACCAGTCGTGGTTCAAGCAGCTGTGCCGTCTTGCCCTTGATTCCGTATACTGGGGGCACTCGCTCATTGAGCTGGGCGACATCGTACAGGACGGTGACGGATTGCGCTGCTATGACTGCGTGAGGCTCATACCTCGCAAGCACGTCATTCCTGAGTATGGGCGTGTGGTAAAGCAGATTGGTGATGATTGGAAGACAGGCATCGACTTCCACCAGCCGCCGTTCTCCGACTGGCTCATAGAGGCAGGACAGCCCGACAACCTCGGTCTGTTTCTGAAGGCTGCACAGCATACGATTCCTAAAAAGAACATGCTTGCCTTCTGGGACACCTTCGGTGAGATATTCGGCATGCCCATGCGTATTGCCAAGACAGCATCACGGGACAGTAAGGAGATAGACCGGCTTAACCGTATGCTCGTCGAGGCTGGCGCCTCGCAGACTGCCGTTATGCCCCTCGACACGGAACTTGAGTTCATTGAATCCACGCGTGGCGATGCGTACAATGTCTATAACCAGCGCATAGACCGTGCAAACTCAGAACTGTCCAAGCTCATCATCGGGCAGACGATGACCATCGAGGACGGCAGCAGCCTCTCGCAGAGCCAGACGCACCTGCAGGTGTTCCAAAACCTTGTGGAGGATGACGCCGATATGCTGCGTGACATTGTCAATAACCAGCTCATTCCACGAATGGTCGCCCACGGCTTCCCGCTCAAGGGCTTTCGCTTCGACTGGGACGATTCCATCGACTATACGCCGGAGCAGCAGGTGGCATACGAGACGATGGTGGCAGACCGCTACGATGTGGACCCGGCTTACTTCGCGGAGAAGTATTCCATGCCTGTGGGCGAACGACGCAACAACGTAATGCCGACAATGGAGCCACAGGAAGACCCGGACGACAAAAAAGGGAAGACAGATGATAAGAACAAACAGCAAAAAAATGTACACCCTTTTTTCGATTGAGCCCCACTGACTACGTGGGGCTGCACAGCCGGTATGAGGAAATCCTACAGTCTGCCCACCACACACTGACACTCGACAAGGAAACCGAGGATAAAGTCCAAGCCAAACTTACCAAGGCTTTCAAAGATATGATGTCAGCACTTTTCAAGCAGAAGGGATCGACGCTCGACATCAATATTCTCGCATCTGACGAGGCGCAGGAGTTTATCGGAACCCACGCCTCCGTTCTGGACACTTCCTTCAGAACGGTCAAGATGTCCGAGGGTATGCGCAGAAGGCTTGAACGCTCCAACTACATTTTCTCCGGACTGAAGACATTTCACGAGCTGAACGAGGCTTTCCCGTCGCTCATCGATGAGAACGGCAATCGGAAGCCGTTTGAACGCTTTTTGAATGACGTTCAAACAATAGACGGCACATACAACCGGAACTATCTCCGTGCCGAGTATAACTTCGTCCGGTCATCTGCCGAGATGGCTGCCAAATGGGAGCAGTACGCAGAGGACGGCGACCGCTACAACCTGCAGTACCGGACTGCCGGCGACAGCAAAGTGCGCCCGGAACACGCTGCCCTCAATGGCGTTACACTGCCGATGTCCGACCCGTTCTGGCAGGAGTATTACCCGCCCAACGGCTGGAACTGCCGCTGCACCGTCGTACAGG